ATGGACTCGGGCGAAGGGCGCAGGCAGGACGAAATCATTTCATTGTGCCAACAACTGAATCGGGACCGAGGCCCGTTTATGTGGCCGTGCAAAGGGTCCAGTAGCAGCCTTCCAAACGGACGCCCGTATCGTCAGCAGACTTTTGATGAAATGGCCGAAGCAAAACTGAAGCGGGGAAAGAAAGCAAGGCAGATCAAGGGCGTTCGCGGGTTTTACCATATCACGGTCAACACGCCATTTTTCCAGTCTTGGATTCATCGCGCTTTGCATTATTTGGAACCCGGCAAAGAAAAGTCGCTTACAATTCCGATCGAGGCGGCAGAGGACGAAGATTTACTGCGCCAGTTGGTCAACGAACAGATGGAGGACACAACGAAAAAGTCGGGCCACATTGCAACGGCCTGGGTGGTTGTGGATGAATCCACTGCGTGGGACTTTCGAGACGCTGTGCGGTATGCCCGCTGCGCTGGAGAAGTGTACACTCGCGGCGCATGGAAGCGATTGCCAAAACGCCGGAGAGTCGCGACAGTAAAACCAGAACCGAATGCAAACGGCAAGGAACCGGAGAAAAATCTGGTGGCAAAGAAAACCAACAAGCCTGGGGGGGCTGTTGATCGTAAAACCCGCAAGGGGTTTGTTCGGAAACCGAAAGGCAGTTTTGCAAAGAGGTGAAAAATGGCCAGGTATGGCGATGCTTGCGAGGCAAAGGATTGTGACGGGTATCTGACAGTCACGAAATCCGAACCGATGAAAACCACGAATCTGCGAGTCAGGACGTTTTCCTGCAAGGTTTGTGGCTGGGCACCGGCGGACAATAAAAGTGCGGTCAGTCTGGATCATGCACCAGTCAGGAGACCCAAGCCGCGAGATTCCAAAAAGCAGGCATTTTTAAGGCAGGTCAGCCGTCGGGTTGGCAGGCAAATCAATGAAGGCTCCCTGCGTTTCGCGATTGAGAAAAAACGGCTCAAGCACCCGCCACAAACAAACAAACGCGGTGACGTGGTGTATTCGAGCCAGTTGCTGGAAGAATTTGTCAGATATGTCGAGACGCAAGGGCTTTCTGTTTCTCGCCCATGCCGCTATCAGGTCCGACTGAACGGCAACAGCAATCGCTGAGCGCGTCCAAAAATAGCCCGGACTGCATTACACAGGCAATATCAGCTTGGTACTGTTTCTGCATGGGTGCCTACGATTCTCAATTGTCTGGACTGATTGTTGCGGAGACGCAAATCATTGAGGCAATGGCCTCCGGGGCATCGGCCACGTCGGAATGGGAGATTCGCGGTCGTCGTGTCCGGTTTGTGAATCTGGCCGATGAACTGCTGAAAATCCGGAAATTGATTGCCATTTACACGAATCTGAACAGCGGTCGTTCCAATGGGCCAGCCAAAAGCCGCGCGAGATTGAGGTATGACTAATGCAATTTCTGGACAAACTGGGCGGGGCTGTTGATGCCGCGGTAGGCGTATTCGCACCCGCCACTGCCAGGAAGATGTCGCAGGCTCGCCGCAGTCGGAAACTGCTGGAAACGGGCGATGGCGTGGTGGAGGAGCACGTCGAACGCTATTGACATGAACCCCGTAATGCGTAGCAATCGCATTGACACTCCGAAACACTTTCGGGCCATTCGCTGGAATTTTAACCGGATCGCCACGCCCCATCAGTTCCTTTCTTGTGAATGAGTTACAGCCACCCTGTTAAATGGAAATTTAATGGCAACGTGCCGTTGAATAAGTTGTTCCCCTGACTAAACCAGAGGTAATTCCCACCGCTGTTTTGCGGCTTCGCTTTGGGCCCTGGGGCGCGGTCTTTTGGTTCGCGTCCAGTTCCCATCTTTGTTGACTGTTGTGGCTGTCCAACCTGCGGCACGATAGATGCCACCGCTATGGACTTCCGTATCGTGGTAACTCACCAATCGCTCAACCTTCGGTTTCGCTTGGCGAATCAAGCGAGCCATAACGCCAAGCATTCTGCTAGCTGTGTTCTTTGGGGCGTCTGGTGCGATTGCTAACCGCCTGAGCTCCAACCATGTGTCTTGTGGCAAATTGCGTGCGACTGGGTTCGACCAAATCGCAACGGCATACCATCGCATTTCGAACAACGCCCCAAAACAGAGGAATGGCATCGACTCGATGAATCCTGTACCCATTCGCGGCAATCGGCTGTGCCATTGGCTATTCAATCGTTTTGCCTCCAAAAATGGTAACTGTTCAATTCGAAACAAAAGCGGTGAGGTTGGAATCGAACCACCTCTTCCCTCTTGGAAAAGAGGGTATGCGTCCCGTACATCATCACCGCGAGCAGGGGAACAAACGGTTGCATCGAAGCCGCCGATAGGGTCTTTTGGTATGGTCATTGTCTTTCTCCGGCGGCTGCGATGAACCGTAGCGTTCTACGCATCGACCTTCGACGCGACTCTATCCTTGATTCGCTTCGTTTCCCGCTGTGCGACATCCCGCCACTTTTCGCCGTGCTCAAGATACAAGTTCAGCAACCAATGGATGACCGCTGCCTGTTCTTCCTCTGCCTTCGTCTTGATCTCATGCCCGTCCTCGCGTAGCACTTGTGCGACCGACGCACACCAGAAATTTGGGCGTCCTAAAATCCATCGCGTTTCATCGTCAAGCGGAACGAGCGTAGAACAATTTGTTGTTGCGGATTTGCCGGTCATGTTTTCTCCAATGGTTAATTAACTTGCGGCAAAACCGCAAAACAAAAGCGTTATGCAGTTTGTGTCGATACTTGACTATCCATTTTCGCAATCAGTGTATCAACTTGCTCAGGCGTCCATCCCAAACGTCTGGCATGTTGAGCCGCTTGTCGCTACTCCAGATCGAACCGGTGCCCAACTGAATCTGAAAACATTGGCTGGATATATTTCGCAAACTTGTCGTTGGCTTTTGAGTTTCCTGAAGGGTTAATTTCGATCGAATGAAGCGTTGTGTCGCTGCCAAAAGGACTGCCGTAGACGACATTAAATGCGCCACAAATTTTCCTAACCCATGATTCGCTTTCCAGGAATGCTTTTAGGCTTCGTTCGCATTTTTCCACGAATGACTTCGACGGCTTGCCTGGCTTGTATTCGAGTATCGTGGCAAACGCCTCCGATCGATTAGCGTCGGGATCGGCAGATACCAAAACAAAGTCAACCAGGAATTCAAACCCGGGTAAGTCCGGCTCGTACAGCCACATCCCGTTAGGCACCTTTTCGATCGATACCGCAAACACAGCCTCGCTTTTCGATCGAAACAAAACGTGCTTAAAAACTGTCGGCTTAGCCTGCAATGTCGTCGCCATCACGCATCCACCTTCTGTGAAATTCCAGGTCTTGGTGGCATTGCCAAAACCATTTCGCTCCAAACAAAACCAGACTCCTCGCACTGCTTTTGAATCGCCCGGTCAACGTAACTTTTTGGTTTTCGAATGTCCCCAGATTTCAGCCTGGTAATCAAATCTCCGACAAAACCAGCATCGATCGCAGTGCCGATTGACGCAACCGTCCAAATCAAATCCGCTCCGAGCGATGGGAATTGCCGTAGCAGCTTGTTTGCATTTCGCTGGATTTCGTCCGGATCAACAGACTCAAAAACATCACCAGCAGACCGACAGGCAGGCAGACCCGCAGGCCCGGTCTTGTCTTGTCGTGTTATGTTATGTCCTGTCTGGTCTGGTCTTGTCTTGTAGCCGGGGAAATCCCCCGACGTTTCAGGGAAATCCCCCGAATCATCATTACACCCGTCGTTTTGCGGGATTTCTTCAGGTTGAGCCGGTATCAACCATGAAACTTCTTCTTGTGTCGCCCAGGTAATCAGTTTTTCAAAGACGGTACTCTGAAAACCGGTTGTCCTGGCAATGTGACCAACCTTGACGGCAACGCCTCGGCTGGTTGACAGCGTGCCCCTGACGGTACAGGAAGCAGCGAACGCAACCAAAACACACCACGCTCCATAAATCGCAGGAGCTTCGTCGCCAAACTCATCCAGCAGCATTTGATAGCCGTTGGATGAGAAACTGGTCGGCATGGCAACCCAGTTTAGATTCTTGATCTTGCGGGATTCCGCGCGTTCAAAAACCTCCTTCCACTTTGCGATTTTCAGAATCGTTTCTGCCATTGGTCGCTATCCGTTCCTTGACCTACTCAAAAGTTACAAATCAAAACTTCCGGCGCGATTTTCTTGCGTGCCCCGCGTCCGTTTTGGGCGTGTAGCTGCTTGTTCATCGTGCAATCATGGAACGTCCAACCGGCGTACATTTCCCGAACACGATCGCAGTCGTAATAGCTGACGACGATACGGGCATTCCGGTACCCGCGAAGGATTTCAGACAACTGTTCGTGCTGGTCCTGCTCGAGCAGCGTTGTCTCATGCTGGAATTCGTGCAGGTACTTTCCGCCTCGACCGTTTTTGACGGCTCCCTTGGCGCGGGTTTCTCCGGCGTATGGTGGATCCGCGTAAATGGCCGTCGCGGCATGATCTTCGAATCGGTCCAGGATGTCGAAAGCGTTTCGTTTCAGAATCACCACGTTGCGAAGTCGTTGGTGCCAGGCTGGTATCGAGTCGATCGCGTTTTTGAATCGAACGGTTGGGGATCCACCGTTTTTGGTCCATCGGACGGCAATCTGGTAATCCAGTCGGGCGGTACCCGCTGTCCCGTTCCGGCCCATCCATGATGCCAGGAAGTACCAGTAAGCCCGGTCGACCATTGCCGGGTAGTCCAGATCGCTACAGGCGGGTTCCACGGCAAACGGAGAATCGAGTTTGATCCGGGCATCGTCCAAAAGCCCGGACGAAAACAAAGCCGTTTGCAATCGGTTGTAGAGCGTTTCGGCGGCTGGTTCGTGCTGCAGCACTCTTGCCAGGTTAATCAGGTCGCCGTGCAAATCGTTGACGGTTTCCTTCTGGCTGGGCTCTTTCGCAAACAGCACAGCCATCGACCCACAGAACGGTTCGAAATACTGGGTATGCTTGCCCAGCAACTCGACAACCTTCGGAGCCAAAGTCCGCTTGCCGCCAAACCATGGCGCTATCGCTTTAATTTTCATTCGGTTCCTTCCAGTGATTCCCAACTCCCGCACTTCTCTGGCTCATCAACCGGTGGCGGCTGGTTCCAGGCAAACGTCCCGGCATCTTCGCTGTCAACGTGCCGGACATTTCGAGCGTGATTCAGGCACCGCGCCGACAAATGGCACTCGGACAGGCAAATCGGGGTGGCTTTTGGGACGATTCGGAAGTCAATTTTCAGCATTACAAACCTCCCGGTATTCACCTGTTCGCAGTGCCTCAATAACCGCGTCCTCACTGTCGCCGATCATGCTGCCGCCAAATGGATCAACGAACCCAAGCAGC